CCCTTCCCACCGAGGCGGGGTTTTCTAGAACCAGTCAGAAGTCTGACCTGGAACTGATGTTATGGTCTCCACGATTCTCGAGGAAACCACTGCTTCACTTCTTACTCCGCGCTCCACCCTAACTATCCCGTTTTTACGGTATCTGTTAATATATGGGTGTGTGCGCCATTGCAACAAACCAGTACTCCTGCTGCCGTTGTGAAGTGTTGAGTAATCCGTCACCCAGAAGGATGACGAATTATAATCAAGGACATTATCGTCTCGGCCCTGAAGGGCCAAGTAGAGATAAGGTCTCTGATCTAAAACAACACGACCCGAAGGCTTCGTATGCAGGAACGAAAAATGATACTGTCTTGTTGTTCCGAGATGGTCTCGGCACTCCTTGTTTACCGTCTGGGCAGAGCCCATAAGTATTGTAACAGGGAATGTTGGGATGTACCAGGGTATAGCGTTTCTAACAGGACACTCAACCTTCACCCCAGCTTTATCCGGGAAGGAAGGCGGAACTCGGTGGAGGGGCCCAAGGCACCCTAACTCGTGCAAAAGAAATGCATGTGTTAGTGGTAACTCGAGCACATCCCACCTCCTGAAGAGGCTGTTATAGACGCCATAGAGAAAACACTGGTACTTCCGTCGAGTAAGGTCCTCTGAAGCCCCTTGAAGATAAAAGGGCCTCACGGGAACACCGCGGTAATAATCTTCACCGCAAGATTCCCTAAAAGGATACGAGACAAAGGTTTTATCTAAGTTCAATACCAAATTAAGCTGTGGAAAAACCATAGCTAAGAACTTATGTAACCTAGAGGGGTAAATAAGATCATCCCCATAGACGGAGTAATGACCGCCTATTCTCGCAAGATCCCCAATCGCCTTAGTTAGAACGTAAAACACTAAGGTTTCAAGAGGGAACGTAGCGCCGTTTCCCATGGGAAGTATCGAGGCTGTATAAAATTCCGAGGCACCATAACATACCTTACGGCACATTATCTTTTTAAGTGCACAGAACCAGTCTCTCGGTAATACCATGTTGAGTAACTCAGAAGTAATTGAGTCACTAGCGCTAGAAAGGTCAGCCGTAACATGGGAACGTGTGCGCGAGTACTTCTGCACACAGCCCCGGTGTTGCGTCTGTAGCCGTCTTATATCTAAGCCAGCACCTTTCAGCCGATCTGAAACCATTTCGCCGATGCCAAAGGAATAAAATAAATCCAAAAGCGGAAGCGGAGTGATAACTCGATCGGTGTCCCATTTCTTGGGGACGCACATCAGATTGAGGTAATCAGTCTCTTTAGTTAAAGAAGTGACAAGCTTGCCACTCTTTACAAGTTCGGTGAGTACTGCCGAATGTGGCAGGACAGAATCACGAAACCAGTTATAGACTGACTGGGATCCAGTGAATGCTTCTCGATTCGTTAATTTAAAATCGATGTAAGCATCGCGTAAAGCGCATCCAATGGAACTCTTCTTACCAAAATGCGATTTTGTAACACACTCGTCTCGGTCAAATTTTCCGAGGATCCCTCTAGCAAGAAATCTTGCCCTCTGAACAACACGATGCACCAATTCGGTGCGACGAATTCCATTCGAAATTCGTAATTGTGTCTTCAGATATTTTTCAATCGTGAGTTCTTCACGGTCGACAGGATCGAGTGCGTCATCGCAAAAGGTATACTTTTTGAGTAAGCAGTCGAGCTGTTTCCAGGCTCTGAAGCGGAAGGGCGATATAATACCTACGTCCGGATAATTGTATTTCCGGTAAGAGGTAAGCCCTTTCTCGAATGCTTCAGAGGCACCGGATGCAAACTCGGGGCCCTCAAAAGTTCTGAAATCCTCAAGCAGTTTGCGCCAAAGTATGGACGCAAACCGGTCGGTCCCGTAACGTTGGGACCTAGTGGTGGCTTTCTTCGTCTTCTTGACAGGTGTCATAGATGAACTCCATAAAATAGTTATAACTACGGAGATACGAAAGGATAAGCAGTAGTAAGACATGTCTTACTATTGCTAATAGGTAGCCCTTACGCCAGCGAACCAGCAGTACGGAAATCCGCACAGTCTGAGTCCGTATAGCATTGGGCTGCCATGACAATAAGACCGACTAGCTCGGCATCTGTTACTTCGGGGTGCGCCTCGACTTCGAAGCGTACGACCGAAAAAGAAACAGTACCATTAGCTAGGACTTTCGGCTTACTTAGTGCCACCTGTCGCTTCATCTTGCTCCAAGTTCCATCTGGTTGAAGTTTCTCTTTCTTCGACCGGAATGTAATATTGGTGCGGACGTTGAATGCCTCACTTGATGCTGCCACAACAACTCCGTTGTTATCGGAGCTGATGCGGCCGAGGGTGAGTGCGCTTCCGGCTGTAGGGGTTAATCCTGTGCAGCCTGTGTTGATTGTCATTCCATTTAAGGAGGACATAAATCACCTCATAAAGTTGCGAACGCCCTTTAGGACGCTCTGATGTGCCATGATAGAGAGATCCACTGCCTTAGGCAAATCGA